CTCCGCCCCCTCAAAAACAACAATGGCGCCTCGCGGCGCCATTGTCAACTATTGAGGATCGGATTGTAACACTTAGGCCGCTGCACGCGGCTTGGCCGGGCGCACGTCGCCGATCTTGACTCCGGCACGAGCCGCCATCTGCGCGGCCTTCTCCGGGTTTTCCTTGAACAACTGGCCCTGCTTGGTGACGCTCCAATTGTCGGCCATGAACGGGTTGTCCTTGTTGGACGAGCCGCCGCCCTTGCCGCCTTGCGCGCCGCCGCCGACGCTGGTCGGAAACCAGTGAGGACGCTTCTCCTCCATTTCCTTCGCCCATTCCTTCGGGCTAAGGCCGGGGGTGATGCCCTTGTCGCCCTTAGTGAGCAACTTGCCGTCCACGGTCTCGAACATGCTCTCGCCGACCAGCACTGCGTCGTCGATAGCCGTGGGGAGAACCTTCGCGGCGATTGCCGCGTCGCGGATGGCGAGGCGGGTATGCTCGGACGCGATGTCCGCTTGGAGCTTGGCGACTTCGCCTTCCTTCTCGGCGACGGCCTTCTTCGCCGCGTCAACCTGACGGGCGAGGCTTTCCTTCTCGCGGGTGATCGGGCCGACCGCGCGGTTGACTGCCGCGTCGATTTGCGCCTGCACCTTGATGGTCTGGTCGTTGCCTTCGGCGGTGAGAGCTTCGAGCTTCGCCTTCGCCTCGGCGAGTTCTTCTTGCATCACGGGGAGCGCCGCCGGATCGAAATCGCCGAACAGTTGGAGCTTCTCGCGAGCGAGCTTGTGATCGTTGCGTTCCTTGACGAGCGCGTTGGTCGCGCGGTCAACGTCAGCTTGAGTCTTGACGCCCTCGACGGCCGTCAATTCGAACTTCCCGTTCTTCTCGGTGAAAAGTTCGCCGTAGCCTTCCGGGATGTCTTCGGCTTTTTCGTAAATGGTCTTGAGCTTTACGGCCATTGTCGTCACTCCTCGATTTCTCCGGCGAGCAATCCCGCTAGAGCGATCCCATGATCCTTTGTTAGTTCAAACAAGCGCGCAATGCCGAGACTTGTGCGGGGGGCAATCCGTACTGTTGGGCAGCGGCGGTGATCTGTTCCTTGGTGTAGTTCTTCGTGACTGCGGGCACCCAACTGCAATCCATCTTCGTCACCTTGCGGAATTTCAACGGCGGCTTGACGGGAGCAATCTTCGGCGCGATCTGAGTCGGAGGCGCCACAGCCGGAGCAGGCGTCGGCGTGACCGTGGTGGTCACGACTGCGGTCGCGGGCTTCGGCGGCGTTGACGGCGGACATGCCTGCGCTGCGCCGAAATAGACCACAGCGGCGAGTCCGAGGACTGCAAACGTACCGCCGATGGCATTGAGCGAGGGGACTGGCATAGGCCGAATTCTCCGGGGATGAGCCGGGCATTAACCATACTTAAGCGCGAAGGTCAAGGGGTTCTTTTTCGAGAATTATAAATCATCGCCATAGTTCCAATTTGCCGGTCGCTATAGCCGAACCGGCGCTTGAGCACGCGGCGATGCTTCTCCGCCTCATTGATCGCTTCGGTGAACCCGGCGATTGCGGCATTATGCGCGGAAAGTTCGCGCCGAGACTTGCGGCGCTTCGCGTAGACGGCCGGGCTCTGCGGCTTGAAGATCGGCCCGTCCATCGAGTGATCCACCAAGTCAGCATTGAGCGACGCGGCGAGCTTGGCCGCGCGCTGAATGTCCTCGGGGGACATGAGCGCGTCGCTCGGATCGTCCGGGTCCGAAATCCACGGTGCGTATGTTTCGTCGTAGGTCATGCCTTCACCGCTGCGTCAATTTGCTCGACCGGAATGCCTTTCTTGACCGCCATATCGCGAAGCACGGTAGCATAGTCCGTGTTGATGCGCTCCGTCGCGCGACCGCCCAACTTCGAATAGAGTCGTTTCTCGGGATACCACCAAGTCGCCTGCATATCCGCAGTGGACATATTGTGTCCGGCCGCCGCGAGCTTTGCCTGGGCCTCCGCAAAGACATCGCGCATGTGCTGACGCTGCGCGCCGCTCGACGGCTGATCCTTGATGCCATTCCAGGCTTCGTTGAGCCGGTCGGCCGCGAAGGTGAGTTCGCTCTTTTTCTTTTTGCCGCTGTCGTACTGGTCGCGATTATTGCGAAAGTCTTTCTCGTGCGCAGTCAGTACCTCGTCCACCTTGGCGCGCATGGCGGCCTCGGTCTTGGGCACGGGCTGCTTGGTGTCCTTCAACGCCTGCACAAAGCGTTCGGTAGGCTTGTCGAGCGGGACCTGCCCGGTAAGCGTGCCGGTGAGGCGCCCCCACGAACGCATGAACCACATATCAGCGGTGAGCGGCTTGTAGTTGCCATTGAGGTTCTGGTAAAACCCCTGGCCGATCTTCGGGCCAAGGATCGCTGAGCCGTAGACCTTGGCATCTTTGTTTTCGCCGGTCACGTTGTAGCCGAGCTTCTCCAAATCGCGGACGGTGAATTCCTTGTTCAAAAAGTCGATGGTGCCCTTGACTCCCATGTGGTCGATCAAACCGTTTAGCTGTTGGAAGCCGTTGTTCATCATTTTCTGATTGGCGCTCACGATGTCGGTCGGAAATTTTCCGGTCTCCGCGAACTTCGAGTACGCCATGTCGGCGAGCCGCGTGTTGGACGGAACGGTCTCGCCTTGACTGGTGATCGCCAGCGCCGCCGTGTAGCCGAACCTTGCCGCCGGATTGTTTTTCATTTCCGGGTGCATGACAGCGGCGATTTTCATCGCATTGTCCACCTTCTCGGTGTACCAATTCTCGGAGGTTTTACCCTCCCGCTTCATTTCGGCTTCAATCTCGCTCGCGATGGCGCTCGACAGGACGTTGGTCTCTTTTGGATTTGCGGTCTCGCCCTTCTTCGGAGTCAAAATTTGACCGTTCGGGACGCCCAACGCTTTCAGTGCGGCGCTGCCTCGCGCGTTCAACTCCCGCGCAATTTCGTCATTGCGCTTCGAGCCGGGCGGCCGGGTTTCAGTACCGTCGAGGATTTTCGTTGCGGTTAGCTCATCATACGCGCCGCCGGTCGTCCACCGGCCGTGCGCGTCCCGCAGTTCTTCTTGATTGAAAGCCACGGCTTACTTCCCGGCCGACGCGCCCTTCTTGCCGACCTTCACCTTTTGGGGGTTCGGCGAGCCGCGCCGATGCGGCGTCACGGGGACCGGAGTCGCCTGCGGGCCGGGCAGACCATCGTCGTCCTCCGCGTCCGCTGCCGGGTCAGTGCTCACGCCACCGGCGGTGTCCTCGAACGAGGCGTCCTCGCCAGGATCGCCCGGCGCGACCGGACCATGCACCATCATGCCGACGAGGCTTTCGGCTTCCTGCTCGATCTGGTCGTTCTCACCGTCGAAGTCCAAATCGGTCATGTCGTTGAGCACCATCATGCGGTGCAGCGACTTGAGCGACAGCGGCAGGCCCAATTGCTTCGCCTGCATGAACGCGAGGAGCGAAGCGCCCTGCACGTTGGCGTCGGCAAAGTCCGTCTGCGGGGCAACCGAAACTTCTGACGGGTCCTCGCCAACCCACATGGCGCAGAACTTGAGGCACTGTTCGAGCGCCGCGCCAGCGGCGACGGCGATCTGTTGGATGGTGGTCGTGCGAGCGGCGACACGAATACGCAGCGCCTCGCCCGAGGCGCCGCGTGCGCTGCCGACATCCATGAATTGCACGCCGAAACCTGCGGCGACTTCCTGATCGTTCTTGATGGCGTTCCGCATTTCACTGAGGCCCGCCGCGCTGATGCCGATGTACTTCGCGTCGCCGCCGATACGCAGGTCGATAACGCCCTTGTTGCCGATGCGTAGTTGCTGGTTCTCGTCCACGTCCGACACGTTGCCGCCGATGATGACGAGGGTTTGCTGGCCCTGGTAGTGCAGCGTCGAGCGGTAGTCCGCCTCGCCGCGATAGATCGTGAGCGCGAGATTGCTCAAGCCGAGAAGCGGCGCCTCGTCCGGCTCGGGCACAAGATCGTTGGCGCCGACGAACACAAACGGAATTTCCGGCATCGTGCGACCGCCGATGGACGGCATAATGAAATCGTCCGGGATCGGCATCGACATATCGTTGACCTTAACGCACACCTGATACGGCGCGTCGAGCGGCGGCCGAGTCCAACCACTCTCCAAGCTCTCAGGAGTGCCGCGCGTCAGAATGCGGTGCTTGCGCTCCGTAACCCAGGTAAAGCCCTCGCGCTGAAAGCCCGACTCGTCGAGCACGACAAGATCGAGAATGTTGCGGCCTTCGTCGCGCCGACCCGAGTCCCAATTGATCAGGCGCTCGGGATCGTAGAACGCAATGTAGGGGACTGCCTTGAACGGGTCCACGCCAGTCGGTGCATCGACCAACAAACCGCAGCGACCCTTGACGAGTTGCGCCTCGTTGATCCGGCGCAAAAGCATCTGCAAGCCTTCACCTTGGATCGTCGCCTTGTCCACCATCGGTGCGAGCCGAGGCGGCAGCTTGATCACAGCGGGCTTCATGTGCATGATGCCGAGCATGGCCTTCACGGCGTCGCGAACAACGTCGTGGAAGTAGGCGCGGGTCAGGTAGGCTTCATAGTCCTTCCAGCCCGGCGATGTCGGGGTGACCATGCCGTCTTGGATCATGGCCTCGGACGGCGGGAGGTAGTCGAGCCGCTTGCGTTTGACCGCGCGCTCGCCCGCATAAGTGTCCGCCATCTGTATCCATTCGCCCACCTTGGCGACGTATTCCGGGTGCTTGTCATCAATAGCCATGGTCGTC